GGTGCGCCGTAAGCGATCAAAGAAGCAAGGCGTCGGTGGTAAGCCCACTAACGTCGCAACTTTTGCCAAAGAAGGAGGCGAAATCGTGAGAATGAAAAGCAAGATGGGTACGAAAGGCGGCGCAATGGGCGGCAAGAAAGCCATGAAGAAGCCCGGAGGCATGAAGAATGGTGGCGCAGCAAAGAAAGGTGCCATGATGAAGACCAAGGGCTACGCAAAAGGCGGAGCCATGAAGACTAAAGGCGGCGCAAAGGGCGGCATGAGAAAACCTTCGAGCAAGAATAGCGGCCTGTACGGTCGCTAACGGTGGCGTATCTTCAGAGCAATATCCCACACTTTAAGTGCTGGGTGAGACGAGAATATACGCATAACCACGAGAAGTATCATGGCGAGTTCATTCACGCCATGGCAATCGCAGTAACAACGATGCCCACGCGCTGCCTCTCGTTTCAGGTCATCTTTACCGGTGCAGAGTCTTACGATGATGACAACGAGCCAAATGTTCACGGCGGTGCGATGTGGGCTAGGATGCCGATTACGGCGCTTGTGGGAGACACCCCCTTTGATGATTGGCCGGAGCCTATGCCGGTATGGGCTGCTCAGCCTTGGGATTGCTCTAGCCATAACCATGCTGTTTATGTACTTGATCGTTGCACTCCCTGTCCTTGGCTGGCGAAGGTTGATGGAGAGTTTTACCCTGCGAAATACTTATTCACGGTCGATTACGCGGAGAATGAGATAGCGGACGATCCGGCTCAACATAAACAAAGTCATGTCATGGAGCTACTGGACGCAGGGCCGTGGACTGGGAACATCATCGCCTTACCAAACAATAGAGTGCGCGTAACGCATCCTGCTTGGTTTGAGGCAGGCGAAGGCGCTCCCGATTTCAAGCCATCCCAGCATATCCATTACAGCAAAAGCGATTTAGACTACACTCTCGATGTGAATCAAGTCTTCGATAACCTATACGCTGGGGGCAAGAAGGATGGCGGTAAGCGGAAGTAAAAATTTTGAATTAGACGTAGCCGATTACGTTGAGGAAGCTTTTGAGCGTTGTGGCTTGGAGCTTCGCACCGGTTACGATCTGAAAAGTGCTACGCGCTCGTTGAACCTCATGCTTGCTGAGTGGGCAAACCGTGGCCTGAACCAGTGGACGGTAAATCAAAAGACAATCTCAATGGTGCTCGACACGACTGAGTACACGATCGATTCTACAAATCCCACAGCCACAATCGACGTTCTGGATGTATTCATACGGGAAACAATCGGCGGAGTTGCGACAGATGTACCGCTCAGCCGCATGTCGAGGGCCGAATACAGCCATTTAGCGACAAAATCGACAACTGGAAAGCCAAATCAGTTCTTCATCAACAAGAAGCTATCGCCGTCGATTACGGTGTGGCCAGCGCCTGACAAGAACACCACATACACTCTGCATGTGAACACCTTGAGCCGTATGGATGACGCCGATGTTGGCGCAAACACAATGGAAGTGCCGTTTCGGTTCTATCCGTGCCTTGCTGCTGGACTGGCGTATTATCTAGCACTCAAACGTGCGCCAGAGAAAGTGCAGATGCTCAAGACGCTGTATGAAGAAGAGTTTACTCGCGCCCTTTCACAAGACGAAGAGCGTGCGAGTTTCCGCGTTGCTCCTGATCTTAGAAATTACAACATCGCGTAGTCATGGCTTTCGCTTCCAACAAACGCGCATACGGTATCTGTGACATCACGGGATTCCGTTATCGCCTGAAGGACATGAAAAAAACTTGGGACGGGCTGCTGGTTGGCCCTGATCAGTGGTCACCAAAGCATCCACAGTTACAGAGAAAGCCGACACCGATCGACCCTCAAGCGTTAAAGGATGCCCGACCCGATCCGTCATCGGACGGCAACGACAATAACTTTTTTATCGTTTACACCAACGTAGGCGATGGAAAACTTGGCACATCTTTGCAAACTTTTGGACTTACCTGTAGTGTAGGCACCGTGGAGGTTACTACGTCATGAGTTTCACCCTAGCGACACTGAAATCGACCGTGCAGGATTACTTGCAGGTAAACGAGACGACGTTCAACAACAATCTGAACACGTTCATACAAGAGTCTGAGAATCGAATCTTCAAGATGGTTCAACTCCCAGAACAGAGAAAGAACGTACAAGGCACGTTGTCGAACGCGAATCGGTTTTTGGCTACGCCGACCGACTTTTATGCGCCATTTTCGTTGGCCGTGATTGATGGGTCGAACAAGTACCATTACCTTGACTTCAAGCACCCGTCATTCATCAAAGAATACAGTCCGGTAACGACTACCACCGCGTTTCCGAAGTATTACTCGCAGTTTGACGACAGCGCGTTTGAGATTTCACCAGTGCCGGATAGCGGTTACACGGTCGAATTACACTACCTAGCTAAACCAACGTCCCTGACAGCAGGCTCGGACTCTGGCACAACACTGTTGAGCACAGAGCATCCTGATCCCTTGTTGTACGGCACGTTGGTCGAGGCAGCAGTTTTTCTGAAGGAAACACCTGACGTAATAGCCAACTTTGAAGCTCGTTTCAAGGAAGGCATCTCTCGGATGAAGAATCTGAGCGAAGGTCGAGGAACTCGTGACGAGTACCGATACGACTTATTACGAACAGGCGTTACTTAATGGAAAAAATCTCTGAACTGAAGGGTAAAAAAATCGCAATCATCGGTCTGGGAGCCTCTCAGATCGATTACGTCATCGGCGTAGAAAATAGCCAAACTTGGGATGAGGTGTGGGGTATCAACTCCGCGCTATCTGTCTTCGATCTCGATCGCGTGTTTATGCTCGATCCGGTAAGTCGGTTCCTCGACACAGAAGACGCGGGAAACCAAACTGAGGTTATGCGCCGAGTGTTACCAAACTACACAAAGCCCATATACACCTGTGAGCTTGATGAGCGCGTGCCTGCGCTGGTCGAGTACCCGCTAGAAGAGGTCATCAAAGATCAACGCTGCGCGTACATGAATACCACAGTGGCTTTCTCGTTGGCGTTTGCGCTGTGGAGCGAGGTAGATCACATTGATCTGTTTGGGATGGATTTCAGTTACAAGCATAATTTGCATTTTGCAGAGGCTGGCAGGGCGTGCTTGGAGTTCTGGATCTGCAAGTGCATCAGCAGCGGTATCACCGTGGGTGTTAGCCCTCGGTCATCGTTGCTCGATCAGAATGTTGAGATCGAGAACCGATTGTACGGCTATCACCGGTTGGCCAACCCGAAGATCGCGATGCCTGATCCGCAGGGTGAGTGGGTGGTTTGTGACCGATCAGATCTAGCTGAGATGGTTAAAAAGCACAACTTAGAGACGGTCGAGCTGCCGTCTGCGCCAGAACCATACAAGGGGTAACCATGTCACAGGGTACATTCGAGCTAGGTCAGGTGATGGTCTCAACGACCGAAAACCGTGGTCACGATCCAGAGTTTTGGGCGAGGGAGACAACAAAGAAGATTTTGGGCATATCTGCCGAGGCAGAGCCGCATATTCGGCTTCAAGCTGAAGCTTTCCAAAACCAAGTTTATACTTTAATCTTGCTGGGAATGAAGAACGCTATTGCCTCTGATCGGGTTACAATTCGAGGATTGTTAGCCAGTCAGGGGCATGATGACATGGCGAAGATAATCAAGGAGCTTTGATATGGCCATTACTTCCGCGATCCCGACATCGTTCAAGCAAGAGCTTTTGGTCGGTACTCACAACTTCACTGCAACGTCAGGTAATGCTTTCAAGCTGGCTTTGTATACGTCTTCGGCTACGCTTGGCGCAACCACCACGGCGTTTACGACTACTGGACAAGCGAGCGGCACGAACTATACGTCTGGCGGTAACACGCTGACCTCAGTCACGCCAACCACCAGCGGCACCACTGCTGTATGCGATTTCGCAGATTTGACTTTTGGCACTGCCACAGTCACTGCGAGAGGCTGCATGATCTATAACGATACGCAGTCCGATAAAGCTTGTGCGGTTATTGACTTTGGTGGCGACAAGACCAGCACCGCTGGCGACTTTACTGTCGTATTCCCAAGCCCAACTGCTACCGGCGCGATTATTAGGTTGGCGTAATGCCTCATGCCGCTACAAACGCTGGAGTTTCAACCCGGAATCAACAAGGAGTCTACCGACTATTCTGCTAAGGGCGGATGGGTCGATGGCAACTTAATCCGATTCCGCAAAGGCCGCGCCGAAAAGGTTGGCGGCTGGGTCAAGCTGGGGCAAAACTATTACCTCGGCACGGGGCGTGCCTTGCATTCGTGGATCTCACTAGGCGGCACTCGATTTCTGGGCGTAGGCACCACCTTCAAGTATTACATCGAAGAAGGATTCGCCTACAACGACGTTACCCCGATACGAGCAACAACAAGCGCGGGTGATGTTACCTTCGCAGCCACAAACGGCAGCAGCACAATCACGGTGACCGATACATCTCACGGCGCAGTAAATGGTGATTTTGTTACTTTCAGTGGAGCAGCAACGCTCGGCGGAAACGTGACCGCTGAGGTTCTGAATCAAGAATACCAAATCGATCTAGTGACCTCCGCAAACGCCTACACAATCACGGCGAAAGATACGAGTGGTACAACCGTAACGGCGAACAGTAGCGATAGTGGTAACGGGGCAGCAGTGTCGTTGGCACTTACCAGATTAACGTCGGCCTAGACACTTATGTATCGTCTGCCGGTTGGGGTTTAGGTACTTGGGGTGCTGGGGGCTTTGGCTCCGCATCCGCGATAAGCGCGGTGAACCAACTGCGTCTATGGACGCACGATAACTTCGGCGAAAACTTGATTATCAATCCTCGCGGCGCAGGCATTTATCGCTGGCTGGAGAACAACGGCACTGGCGTTCGTGCTGTAGAGCTTTCTGGTATCAGCGGCGCGACTGGCGTCCCGACAGTAGGTTTGCAGGTAATTACCTCAGAAACCGACCGACACTTGGTTGTTTTGGGCGCAGACCCGCTATCGAGTGGCACACGAACTGGCGCGGTCGATCCCATGTTGGTGGCGTTCAGCGACTCTGAAAACGAACTGGACTTTTTGCCGACTGCCACAAACAGCGCCGGTTCTGTTCGATTGTCTAGCGGATCGTTTATCGTAGGTGGCATCAAGAGCCGCCAAGAGATACTGATCTGGACGGATACGTCGCTATATTCCATGAATTTCATAGGGCCACCGCTGACCTTTGCCGTGAACTTGGTAAACGAGGGCAGCGGGATGATTGGGCCAAAAGCCGCAGCAAACGCGCCAAACGGCGTGTACTTCGCGAGCAAAACTGGATTCTATTTCTATAACGGCTCGGTGCAAAAGCTGCCGTGCAACGTGCAAGAGTACGTTTTCAACGATCTCGATTTGGGTCAGGCGTTCAAGTGTCACATGGGCGTCAACTCAGAGTATGGCGAAGTCTGGTTTTTCTATCCAAGCATCGAGGACGGCACCGGAGAGATCAGCCGCTATGTTATTTACAACTATGAAGAGGGCCATTGGTCGATCGGTAGCCTGATTCGTTACGCATGGTTAGATGCGGGGATCGAAGATCAGCCATTGGCTGCTGCCACATCGTCAAGCCAGCAGTGCGTGTTCGAGCATGAGAAGGGCTACAACGATAACGAAAGCGCCATGACTGGCGTGTTTATTGAAAGCGCAGACCTCGACATATCGTCCGGCGAACAATTCAGTTTCATCAAGCAGGTCATCCCTGACATGAAGTTTGTTCAGGAGGCTGGATCAACGAACACTCCTGCGATGAACATTGTTTTGAAGCGGCGTGATTACCCCGGTCAAAGCTTGACGACAGACAGCACCACACAAGTCACAACGTCTAGCACCTTCAGCAACGTGCGAAGCAGGGCGCGACAAGTCGTGTTCCGGTTTGAGTCTGATGACGACAACACCGCTGACAATCAGCTCGATTACAAATGGCGACTGGGTGCCACTAGGATTGATTTGCAGCCTAGTGGTAGGCGTGCGTGAGCAAGCTTTTACAGACGCGATTGCCGCTTTCTCAAGGCGAGTTCGTTACGTCTGACACTTTGAACCGCCTTGTGCGAGTGCTCGAATTAAACCTAAACGCGGTTGATATCAACATATCTCCGCATTTTAACGCCACAGAAATCAGCGAACTTCAGTTTGCCACTGGCGCTATAATCTTTAATACTACCGATGGGATTCATCAGGCGTTTGATGGCACACAGTTTCGCGACTTATATAGCCATCAGACCTATCCGACTGGCCAGCAAATAACAAGCGCAGTGGGCGCAGTGACGGTGACGACATAATGAACCAGATGCTTCAACAAAGAATTCAAAATCTCATGGGGGAAGGACAAGCTGCCCCGATCGCAATGCAGGCCGGTGGAGAAGTTGACGCCATGCCTGAGATGATGGCTCCACAGATGAACCAAAATGCAGAGCTGGATGCTGCGATCAACGAGCTGATGATGGCTCGTGATACGGCCGAAGACCCAATGGAGGCTGCGAAAGCAGAGCAAATGGCAGAAGCGGCGGTTGTTGGTGCTCAAGCGCCGATGGCAGACATGGCCGCACAACTTTCTGCCGCTGGTCGGGGCGAAGATACTTTGTTGGCGCATTTGCGTCCCGGTGAGGTTGTTCTGCCTCCTGAAATGTTTGATGACAGCGGCTTTGAAGCTGCCGTAGAGACTCGTTTTAACGAGCTGGACTTAGATCCTGAGCGGTATGTCGTCGGCATGGGTATCGCAAGCCTGAACCCGTCTACTGGGTTAGAAGAGTTTGGATTCTTCAAGAAAGTCGGAAAGTTCTTCAAAAAGGTCGTAAAAAAAGTAGCCCCAATCGCTGGGCCGCTGGCTAACTTTATCCCCGGTGTTGGGCCTGTTTTGGCTGGCGCGATCGGTGCCGCAACAAACTTGGCCGCAGGGAAGGGCATCAAGGGTGCGATCACGGGGGGCTTGAGCGGATATGGCACCGGCAAGCTTCTCGGAGGCATCGGAAGTCTGGGTGGTGGCGCGGCGAGCGGAGCAAGTGGCGCTACTACCGGCGGCGGTGGATTTTTTAGCAAGGTTGGCGAGTACATATTGCCGGGGCAGGATAAAGTCGGACTTCTTGGGAACCTGAAAGGCACGCTTACACGAGGCATTGGAAGCTTGATGGGCGGTGGCGCACAAGATCCGACTGAAGCTTTGATGGCAAGAGCAAGTGAAGACCCTGCTTTTGCAGAACAGATAGCCAAACTTTCCGCAGAAGGTTTGTCTCCAGAACAAATACTCCAACAAGTTGGCGGCGGCTCCGGTGGCGGCAATTTCTTAACTAACTTGATCAGTGGCGGCGGAGCTGACGGCAGAGGTAACTTTGGCACTCTGGGCGACATCTTGGGCGGCGGTTTAGGCGGCGGACAAGGC